ATACCGTCTTGCGGTGTGCGATCACTCGCCCCTTGTTCTCGCCCTCGAGTGCCTTAATGCTCCAGAGGTGCTTATGTAGGTTGTAATATACGAACACTTTCATTTCTTAACCCTTTCAATGTTTAGTGAGTAGTATTTGACATTCTTTAGAATGAACATTTGTGCCTGTTCACGTGTGTCGAACTCAGCGACAACCTTTCCCGATCGATCGTCGATTACTTGATATTTCATTTTTAGCTCCTTAGTGCTCTAGATAGACAATGTTTTTAATGTCTTTGTTCCAACATTTGCGGCACTCGCCACAATGACCAAAGTCTAATTCTTTTTTCTGTTTCTTATCCATTGCATGAACTTGATCATGTTCCCATTGTTTACCCGTCTTGTCAGTTAAGTAAGCATGACACGTTGCAAGCGTATGGTCACTTGTAACCGTCGAGGTGTGCTCGTGACCCTCTGGCGCCTCTCCATCAATCATTGCACCGGATAAACGGATAACGACATTATCGGGCACTGTATGGGTGCGAACATAATCACGAATAAGCTTTTTCTCTTTAGTCGGAATCCAGTGTTTGATTTGTGGTGTGCGTTTTGCAACCTCGATAATGTTCTGTAAGTGCTCAATCCCTTGTAAATCGCCGCTATCGTGCCACCGGAATAGACCAGAATTAGAGATACGTTTTTTAGTCTCTAACAATGTCACCATTGCATTAACCCATTCTGGATTATTCAGGGCATTAAATCGCACCTCGAGCGCCTTCTGTACAGGAGCAAAACCATAGCAACCCTTAAGGGCATAGCACGTCGAGCATACGCTACCTTTAACCTTTCGCAGCTTGCTGCCGGTCTTGCATAGTGTAGCGGGCAGACTGATAGACATTGTTGGCATCTTGCTAGTCTTAGATAGACCGCCTACAATTGACTCTGCTTGTTTAATGTTCATTATACTCTGCCTCTGTCATGATTTCGTTGTATTGGTCTGCCCAGTCATAGGCGTGTCCCTGTGCGTCTTCGTAGTCGTCGATGTTGTAGTTACTGAATGCGTCGATTTCGCTCAGGTTGTCTAGCTCGTAGACGTTGAAGGTAGCCGAACCATTCCACACGATGAAAATATCGTTGTCACTGTAGGCGATGAAATCACCCTCTGAAGGTAAGTAGCGCATAGGATTCTCCTGTGTTGTTGCGTCCTGAGAATTAATCGGGAGCACTCCTCAAGTACTCCCTGTTAATTACCAGAGAACTGGACGGTTCGAGTCGTGCTCGAGTCCTAGTGATAGTTTGCCGAGGTGCAGCATACGGAACACCTCGCCCTTTTGATAGCCCCATCGTGTCTTTTCAACACGCTTGCGGACGATATAGGCACGTTTAAAGACTTTGCCTCGAGTCTCATAGTATTTAGACATTGTCGTTTTCTCCTGTAATGTCTTTGACGATAAGGTCGAACTGATCATATACCTTTTGCTTGTTACCCTTCAACCCGAACTCCTCTTTGATGATCGAATATGCCGAGCGACCTCGACGTTTCATTCCGAGTAACTCGAGTTTGAGGGCACCTCGTAAGGTGATCAGTCGTGCGCCTGAGATTTCCTCAGGGGTTGTTAGTAGTGTGCTCATAGTGTGCTCCATTAGTTATTGATACGTTCTGCAAAGTCTATCTTAGCAGGTTCTAAGTCGCTGAAGTAATGACCGTATGAGGTAGTGCTCAGGTCACCATGATAAAACTTCCATGTGACGTAGGGCTGCACTGCGCCGATATTCTGCGCCAGTACTGTTCCTGAGCTATAGTCGATACTGATTACCTCAGCGCCATTAGGTAATTGTGTGTATTTGTTCATAGTCTGTAAGTTCCTGTGTTTCGTTAAGTTCCGAGCATTAGTCGAATAGTTCTCGCCTAAGTTCCCATTAGTTTGATTGTTTGTTTCTATCGATAGTCAGAGTTCGATAGGTGCCTATAGTACTCCTTATATATACGGGCAGTATGCCCTCAGAAGCCCTGTAAGCCCCTGTGAGATGCGATCGTTCCTTAGGGCACCTCTAGTATCCCTTAAGTGAGATCTCGATTTTCTCAGGGTTTTCCCTATGTAATTATTAGTACGCTTGTCTTAGTATGCTTGTACTAATATTAACCCTTTGGCTGGAAGGGTCTTTGTTATGCAATACTCATGCCATGTCTTGCTTGTGTGTTCCTGTGATGTTTCACGTGAAACACTTAGGTAGTTCTTAAGGGGTTCTATAGGGACGTACATAGGCACACACTCTCGCCCCTCAGGAACTCCTCGAGTGTTTCACGTGGAACACTTAGGGATAACCCCCTGTGGATAACCCTGTGGATAACTTGTGAGTATCCTGTGGATAACCTGTGAATAACCTGTGAACACAAGGGGGCGGGAGGGGGATTGCTTATGTGATTATATATGTGCTCCTACTCAGACACAAAATAAGCTAAAATAAGACCCCTTAGGCACCCCTTAGGGTTATTACTAACATCTTGAATATAAAAGAATAATAAAAGTAGTCAAAAGGTGCCCTTAGGGGCTTGACAAGGGACACAAGCGGGGGCACTCTAGGGTTACCTTGACTTCTTTAAAAAAATATGTTATAATTATACCATACTTAAGTAATCTTAACAACCCAATGAGTAATCATCATGTTGGTTCGTTATGAGTTACATATCATACACCCTTAAGTAATCTTAAGAAAGGAAAATGTATGTCTACTAACAAAATAGGCAGACCTAGTAACGCTGAGGTCGCTAAGAAAAAAACAGGCAATCGTGGCAAGGTTGGTCGTCCTAAAGGTGACGCAGGGATCATGCAAGAGTATAAGGCTAGGATGTTAGCTAGTCCTAAGTCTCGTAAGGTTCTTGATTCTATCTTTAACGCAGCACTAGACGACGAACATAAGAATCAAGCTGCTGCATGGAAGATTGTCGTTGACAGAATACTCCCCGTCGGGATGTTCGAGAAGGACGTACTACAAAGCGGTGGAAAGAACTCTATTCAAATTAACATTACTGGTGTTGGCGGGGCTTCTGTGGTTGGGTCTTCTGACTCCGACACAATCGAAGGAGAATATGTCGATGTGGAAGAAACCTGAAGGTTTTATGACAGGTCAAGCCGCCATAGATGCTATGGAAGCACAACTAGGGCGTCCCTTAAGCATCCCTGAGCGTATCGTATTAGAAGAAGAAGGATACACTCCAATTCCCTATGAAGATCGTAAAGGAGTTCCTACAGTCGGTGTTGGTCAAACTGGTAAGTGGATGAATAAATCTTATCCAGAAGCCTTTGCAGCACATGAGGAAGATGTTCGTCGAATCATTAAAGATTACGACGAGTTACCTCCAGAAGTTCAAGGACAATTAATGTCTGCAGCCTACAGAGGTGATCTTAAGCCAACATATAATTGGGTTAAGTTATTTAACGAAGGTAACTACGGACAAGCTGCCATTGAGTTCTTAAATCATGAAGAATATAAGAATGAGATGAAGAAGCCTTATGAGGAGCAAAGTGGAGTTCCTAGACGCATGGAGCGCATCTACAATACAATTCGTATGTATGATCCTGCGATGATGGAAGATATCCTCATACCAACATTATGAGTGATCTTAACGTAGAACTCCTTCCTTGGCAGCAAGAGGTCTTTGGTGACCCCACACGATTTAAGATCGTAGCTGCAGGTCGTCGTACTGGTAAGTCTCGCTTAGCTGCGTGGATGTTAATCATCAATGCACTACAAACTGACAAAGGTCATGTCTTCTACGTTGCACCAACACAAGGTCAGGCTAGAGACATCATGTGGCAGACCTTGTTAGAGTTAGGTCATGGTGTTATTACCAATGCCCACATTAACAACTTACAGATCAAGCTAGTCAATGGTGCTACCATCTCACTTAAAGGTGGTGATAGACCAGAGACCATGCGTGGTGTATCGTTGAAGTTTTTAGTCCTTGACGAATATGCTGACATCAAGCCTGATGTGTGGGAGCAGATCCTAAGACCTGCCTTGGCTGACCAAAAGGGTCATGCGATGTTCATTGGAACACCAATGGGTCGTAACCACTTCTACGAGTTGTACAAGTATGCTGAGATGGGT